TTATGGTCCAAATGTATTAGGAGTAAATGGTACACATAAGATTGTTCCTAAAACAGGAGATATACTTTTATTTCATGCAGAATTAAATCATAGTGTATATCCATTTAAAAGTGATGTTGAAAGAATTAGTATGAGTTTTAATGTTAATAATATTGGCAAAGGTTCCTTAATACCAACAGAAACAGGAATCAAATTTTAAAGGAGAAATGATATGTTAGATGGACACTTTATTGACCCGGCTGATGCAGAAGTAGTTGAAGGAGTAATAGTTGCTCGGAAACACGAATGCGACATTATTATGATATACTGTTCAGTATGTAGAGCTAGAGTTGATGTTCCAGTTCAGCATGAAGGCGCAACAGGAATACATTATCAATCAATAAACTTACCTTCGCATATGGCAAAAGTTGTAAGTTTAATTCCTAATTGGACTACAACGTGTAACCAGTGTAATACACCATTAGCAATAGAAACTACAGTATCTAAACCAGTAACAGTAGAAATAATAGTAAAACAAGATTGTTCGAACATGGGTCCGGGTATGGAATCATGGTATGACGAACACGGACCAACAGCATAGGAGAATAGAAAATATGTCAAACTTAGTACCAATGGTAGTTGAATCTACAGCAAAAGGCGAACGTGCTTACGACATCTATAGTCGCTTACTAAAAGATAGAATTATCTTTTTAACAGGAGCAATTGACGATTATGTTGCGGCATCAATATGTGCCCAGCTATTGTTTTTAGAATCAGTTAGTAAAGAAAAAACAATATCAATGTATATCCAATCACCCGGCGGGTTAGTAAGTGCTGGACTGGCTATCTATGATACAATGCAATATATTAAACCTGAAGTAGCTACTGTTTGTATAGGGCAGGCGGCATCAGCAGGCTCGTTACTATTAATGGCAGGAGCAAAAGGTAAACGTGTTGCGTTACCTAATAGTAAGATAATGATCCATCAACCATCAGGCGGGTTTAGAGGACAAGCAACTGATATGGAAATCCATGTTAGGGATATGATGGAAACAAAGAAACGTTTAAATGAACTATATGTAAAACATTGTGGTAGCGACATTGACACAGTTAATGCGGCAATGGAACGTGATAACTTTATGACTCCGGAACAAGCTATGGAGTTTGGACTAATTGATAAAATTGAAGAGTCTCGAAAATAATGATTACCTGGGGAATAGTTGGAAACAGTCATGATGCAAGTATAGCCGTATTTGAAGATAGTAAACTTCTGTGGGCAGGACTGTCTAAAGACTTTTCTCATGTAGACAATGATCCGCATTTAAATTGGGAAATTATTACTACAGCAAAAAGGATAGCAAACTGGCAAGAGCCTGATGAAGTTGTATGGTACGAACTTCCTTTTCTAAAGAGTTTTAGACAAGTCTGGGCAGGGCAAGGTTGGAGTTGTTTTGCTGAAAATAATATTTCAAAATATTTAAAACAATGGAATATTACTTGCCCTATTAAATTTGCAAAGCATCATACTAGTCATGCCGCATACGGTTATTATACTAGTAAGTTTAAAGATGCAAATGTTTTATGTTTAGATAGTATTGGTGAGTTTGAAACTCTTACAATGTGGACAGCTAAAAACAATAAGCTCACAAAAGTTTATTCACAATCGTATCCGCATAGTGTTGGTTTATTTTATTCTGCTATGACACAACGTTTAGGATTTACAGCAAATAAAGATGAATATAAAGTTGATGACTTAGGATCAAGTATAGCTACTCACCAAAATTTAGGATTAATAAACAACATGATAGAAACTTTTATTAAAGGTGAGTTAAATGGAGAACTACCTGGTGTTTCGTTTAATGTTAATCTTCATAAAGGATGTGATTGGTACAAACCCGAATTAACAAGTGATATGGATATGGCAAGACTTGCTAATGCAACTCAGTTTGTTTTTGAATTAATTGTTAAGTCATGTAGTGATTGGCTACGTAAAACCCAACTAAGTCGTAATCTTATTGTTGTAGGAGGGTGTGCGTTAAATAGAACGGCAATGGAAAAGATTAATACAGACTGGGACGATATTTACATACCACCAAATCCAGGCGATCCTGGATCATGTGTAGGAGCAGTTTTGGCAATGGACAAGAAACATATTGACTTTCAACGTGAAATGTGGTATAATAATTAAATGACTAAACAAAATACAGACTACGGTTACGATATACAAAGAACATATTTAGAAATAATGTTAAGTGACGCACAGACATTTGTACGTTGCCAAGGTATATTCGATCCAACTTTATTTGATCGTAGACTACAGACAACTGCACAATTCTTACAAGACTTTGTTGCTGAACATAATATACTTCCAACACAAGATATTATAAACAGTTCGTGTGATATAAAATTAGAACCCTCTAAGGACATGCACGAAGCACATTATGATTGGTTACTAAATGACTTTGAAACATTCTGTAGACACAAAAGTTTAGAAAAAGCTATTCTCGAAAGTGCTGACCTATTAGAACAAGGCGAGTATGGTCCTGTAGAAGACTTAGTAAAACAAGCTGTACAGATTGGTTTACAAAAAGATATAGGTATTGATTACTTTGGTGATCCTAAAGGTAGATTATTATCGTTAAAAGATAATAACGGTCAAGTAAGTACTGGATGGGCATCATTGGATAAAAAGTTATTTGGTGGGTTTAATAAAGGCGAACTGAATATATTTGCAGGTGGGTCAGGTGCAGGTAAATCTTTATTCTTAGCTAACATGGGATGTAACTGGGTGCTTCAAGGATTAAATGTAGTGTACATTACATTAGAGCTTTCAGAGCCATTAGTTGCAATGCGTATTGATAGTATGTTAACTGAAACTCCAACTAGAGAAATATTTAAAGACTTAGATGGTGTTGCAATGAAAGTTTGTATGGTTGGGAAAAAGGCTGGAGCATTTCAAATTAAGTATATGCCAAGTGGTAAGAATGCAAATGACATTAGAAGCTTCATTAAAGAATATGAAATTAAAACAGATCGTAAAGTAGATGTATTGTTAATAGATTATTTAGATTTATTAATGCCACTAAGTAAAAAAGTATCACCAAGTGATTTATATGTTAAAGATAAATTTGTATCAGAAGAACTAAGAAACTTATCAATGGAACTTGGTTGTATATTTGTAACAGCATCACAGTTAAACAGAGCAAGTGTTGAAGAAATAGAATTTGATCACTCGCACATTGCAGGCGGATTAAGTAAGATACAAACAGCAGATAATGTTATAGGTATCTTTACAAGTAGAGCTATGCGTGAGCGTGGCCGTTATCAAATACAATTAATGAAAACTAGATCATCAAGTGGTATAGGAAGTAAAATTGATTTAGGATTTGATGTTGATAGTTTACGTGTTACAGACTTAGATGAAGAAGAAGCATATCAATCTAATGTAGCAACATCTCCAATACTACAAGGACTAAAAACATCTAGTGTAGTAACAGGTAGTGAGCAAACTAACAATGATCCAACACAAGGTATAGCGGCTCCTAAGATACATGCTGAAACTGATTCTACAAAATTAAGACAGTTTTTAAATAATCTCGGAACTAATGAGGACTAATAATGTGCGTACTTTATATGCGTTCGGCGACAGCTTTACATTAAACTTTGACGAAGACTGGTCGTGGATACGTGCTCTTGGAAAAAAGTTAAATGTTAATGCACTACATAACAGCTCAGCAAATGGCGTATCTAATGACTGGATACTTTTACAACTCCGTAAACAATTAGATAATATTACAAAAGATGATACTGTAATCATTGTTCTTACAGCGCCTAATAGGAGTTGGTTACTAGAAAAATATCCTGAGTATAGTAATTACTCAGTTGCTAATTTAGACGAACTAATTACAGAAGAAGAAGCGTATTCTATAAAAAACTATGTTTTAAATATCCAACGAGATGATATAGATCTATTTAGATTTGAACATCAACTAGCATGGATTAAACAAATTCAAAAAACAATAGGATTTAATCTTTTAGTAATACCTGGGTTTCCGTTGAATATCGACTATACAGGATTAATTGAAGTAGTAGGTGATTTAAGTAGCTCAGTATCATCTGCAGAGTTTATGAATGATTGTTATTGGGATTGGTATTCTCAAGGTATTGATACTAGATACAATCATATGATGCGAGATAATCATGCGATACTAGTTGACAAGTGTGTAAAAAGTTTACTTACTAATCAACCACTAAATTTATCTGTAGGATTTAAAAGAGACGTTCTTAGAGTTACTGATCGATATACTCATAAGCAACTTGGACCAATGTTAATTATACAAGCTAAACAATTAGCTCAGAAATCCCAGAGAACTGCTGATTCTCCTAATTGGATGGATAAGTAATTACATCATGAAACTACTAGAGAATTTTCAGCAATGGATTAATCCAAAATGGATAGACCATTGTAAACAAGCTACAGGTCTAAAGCAAAATGGTCCAAAGGGTGTTGAGCATGTTGCGTTTGAAGGACTTTCGTGGGAGTTATTT